GGATGCGTTGGGGAATGGTAAAGCTTTCCGAAACTGCACCGACTGATTTTGAATTTTGTGCCCAATTATATTGGCCGTTCATGCCTTGGGAAGAAGTGCGTAACGCCAAAACCAAAAAGTGAGCGGCGAGGTAAAGGTATGCGAGTGTGTACTGAATTTGGTTGTCCCACAACGCTTGGTTAATGGAAATGTCGACTAAATTAAAAGCATTTGTGATGTCCTGCGGAATAACGCAAGAATTCACGTCCGCACCGTAAGGGAAGTCCCTCACAAATTGCGCTTGAAAATTTGCAACCGTCGGAGCCGTATACACCTGCTAAATCCCCTGTCTGAAAAAACGCCCAAGGGTTAATTCCCTTGGGCGTATAATGTTACCGCTTAAGGGATTAGAACCCGGCGTAATAAATTTCCGCAGGTCGCAGAGCGAGCACCCCAGTGTGCTGACCGTAGGCGCTGTTTTGGAATTGAAAATTATCCAAAGAGTTGGCCAACGTGTTGGTGTACTGGAGAGGCACGTTCATCACTAACGACTCTTCGTCGTAGTTCAAAAACGTGTATTGCTTGCTTACTGCGAGAGGGTTCAAAGCTCCACCGGCGTTTGCCGCATCGGCATAAGCCAAGGGCAAAATTTTGAAGTTCTTGTTTTGGCAAATAATTTGGAAAGCTTCTAACAAGAGCGCCAAAATGGTTTTCATCGGAAAGCCGGGGGCCGCTTGCGCTGCCATTCCGTTGTAATCACTTTCCGGCACGATGAAGTGCGTGGGATACGCGGTGTAATTGCAATTCTTACGATAAAGCTGAATCGCATTTTGCTGGAACGTTGAGAGGGTGGTGGTGCTCGCTGAACTGAGGTTCGCCGTAATGAGGGTCGTGTCGAACTGTCCAGTGGGTTGGTTAAGCAAACCCAGGGTTGAACCGCCTGCGCCGTTCATGCCTTTGGCACCTAAGAACGCAATACGCTGAAGACCTAAGTCCCAGTTGCGTTTTCTGGTTTTTTCTTTCATGGCCACTAAATCCCAATTGCCGGATTTAGCCGCTTCTTCCAATTCAAAAATCGACCACTGAGTGCCTTTAACCCAGTTGTTGATTTTGATGTTCAACGCATCAATGGCCGCGTCGCCCATCGACTGACGAGTATTGTCGCCGCCGGTGTTGACGTAACCACTTTCAAAAGTGTCCGCCGCATCGAAAGACCGGAATGTGGTGAGGTTGGACATATACGTTCCTTCGCCCACTTTGCAAGGAATGTAATCGGCGAAAGCAATTTTATAAAGCTTTTGCTCGCTGACTTTTTTCACAATTTGGGTGAGGGTCGTAATGCTGACCTCGTAGCCCAAAGCGTTTCCGAATCGCTCGTTCACCATCTTTTGTGTCCAAGCGGCGTGATACTTCTCATTCGGCGTGAGAACCATCGGCAGCGGCTCGCCCGTCACTTTGTGAAAGCGAGTATCGCTGAAAACTTGTTTTTGTTTTAATCTGCGCATTGCCATTTTAAATTTCCCCTTTTCCTTTCAAAAGTTACGCGGTTGCGAAAGTTGCGTTCGGAATTAAAAGAACCCGAACCAGTCCGGCTGCACTAGCTCCGTCGATAAAAGTGCCTACGATTGTGGCTGTACTGCCGGTCGCTTGAACGCCACCAACGAACGTGGAGTCAAGACATGCCTCGGCAAACTGCGTAACCGCGCCGGTGGCGTAAAGCCAAATGACTGAACCCCACATCGCAATTTCGAGCATTTGCCCGACCCCATACTGAAGGTCTTTTTGGTTGAACCGCGCAAAACCAATGCAGGGGTCACCTTTGGCGGAGACCGCTTGCACTTGGGGAATCCCACCCGTTGTGGTGGCGACAATTTTAACACCTTGTCCTGGGTAAATCGGAACGCCCGCGCCACTTGCCGTCGGTGCCACTTGCACCGCGATGACGTTCGTTGACCCAAGCTTCAGGTCAATGATGCCGACCAATTGTTGTTGTGCAAATTGGTTTGGGGTCAATGCGGGTTGGGTGCCGACTGAGAGTTGGCTTGAATCGACCGTGACGTTTGAGTTACCCGTGTCGGTCGCGATAACTTCATAATAATATGTGGTGGAAGGGAGCAGGCCGCTGTCTGCCAAGGTCAAACCTGTTTGACCCGTTAAAATATTTCCAGCGCCGGGGGTAAAGCCCGACGTTGTGGACCGATACCATTGATAAGTATACGGCCCGGTGCCGCCCGTGGCGGCTGCGCTTGTGAGGTTCGCTGTGGTAGAACCGACCAAATTCTTTGATAATGCTCCGGCTGCTAACGACATGTTCTAAGTCCTTTCGTTAAAAAAGTTAATTGCCCGAACCGTACAATGATTTCCCGCGAGCCACTTGGTCCTGCGGTAAACCCAACGGTTGCACCTCTTCGACTGGCTCTCGAAGATTGGCGTTTTTAAGGCGCTCGGCCTTTGCTTTGATGGCCGCTTTTTTAGCCGCAGCCGCTTTGATTTCATTTTTCACTTTGTCTTTTTTGGGAGGTTCGTCGTCCTCACCGTCTTGGTCATCGTTAAGGTGTTCATCACCTCCACGGTCGCCGACTTCTTCCATACCCTCGGTAACATCGGCTTCACTGTTTTCTACTGCCGGGTCTTCGTCATCCGCTTCAATATCTTCATCACTGGCCGCCTCGTTTTTGGTTTTGTAGGCTTCAAACTCATTGGCCAAATCAATGTGCTTTTTCACAAGGTCGTTGACGGAGTATTCGTCCTTGTCACCGACTTTAACCATGTGGTCGCCATTGGCGTACCCATTCATGTTTTGGAAAGTGTCGGCCATTTCAACGGCTTTTGTGAGCAAAACTTCCTTTTTGCTTTTGGGAAGTTCCACTACCAAACCGTCGAGGTCAACCGAGTTCTCCACTTTGGTGCGTTTGAAAATATTCAACTTCATTGTTCTGTCTCCTTTTTTATTTGTAGAATTTGAGAGCCTATTAAGCTCAACGGTTTTCTTTGCATTGTAAGCTTTAAATTGTTCGGGTGACATAATGATGGAATCTTCATAGCGGGGGTTTTCGACGATAGCCAAGTGCTCATACTCGCCCGTCTTTACCACCCTGTCGTAAGGAACATTATTCCAAAGCCCTGGGGTGTCTTCGCATTCAGGCAAGTAAGCATTTGACAACTTCCACCCTTTGCGTTGCGCCTCAATGGCCTCATCACTCACCAAAATAAACTTCGCCCAGTGTTTGCCGTCCACTTGGTTATAAAAACTTTCGATAACCCAACCATCGGCATCTTCCCGCAGCTTGTTTAAATTCTGCTCAACCTCGTCAACGTGCATAACAAAAATAGGACGACCCGCGAAGGTTGGCCCCATTTCTCTAATTACATTTTCATTGACTAAGACGGTGAAAGGATCTTTGCCGGGCGGTTCATAACGGGCTACACCTGGATAGAAGTGCATTCCGTAAAATATTTTTCCTTGGGAATTTTCAACTTTTTCACTCACGGTAGGAGGCTCACACTAATGGTGCCGGTGCTCGCCGTGGCCCCAATGGCTTCATCGGAAAGTCTACTCGCCGCCGGAATATAATAACTTAGTGGAACAACCGCAGACGTTCCAGCGCCGACGGCAATAAGCCCCCGCTCGCTGCCCGCTGCACCTTGGGCAATAATAATATTTTGTGCTGTACCGTTTGCGACAACAAATTTTTGTGTACCTACGGGTGTTGAAGCTGACAACGTGACATAAGCGGCGGTTGTAATGTTGGTGGTCGAGGCCACTATGGAAACTATGTTTGCATTGCTTGAAGAGGCGAAGGTTGGTAGGGTAAAGACACAAATAAGCAGCGCGACAAGAACTGTGAAAAGAATTTTCATTTTTCCCCTTACCCCTGTTTAAACTTTACTATCGGTATTGCGAAGCAACGGCAATTAAAATCTTGTCCAGGGTTGTCTTTACCGTTTGGCTTTTGAAGGCCCCCCGGTTTTCGCAACCCATTTGCGTCAACTTCAAAGTCATCGTCCCACCGAAAGAATCTATTTTCAAGTATTCCGTGGTCATACCGGACCTCGCCCTTTTTGTAGGGTGCCCCTTTTGGTTGGTGGGGCCGGTTCGCACATGACCACTTATAAATATTTACACCGGCAGCTTGGTAACGGACTTCCTTAAATTTGGTTAACAAAAGCCTAGTTTCTTGCCGTGCGATAAACTTTGCTTGTGTGACCGAAGCCGCATGAGATCGCTTAATGATCTTTACCAGTGATTCACGTCGGTTGCCTGCGTAAACCGATTCTCGTATATCCTTACGGAGTTTTTCAACTTGTTTTTGAGTCCAGGTTTTAATTGAAAGTTCAGTATTTTTTTGCCACTCACCGGCAATACGCTCACCCTGCTCTTTTGTAAGCTGCGGCCCGACCATTATTTTGCGTAAAGACCCTTGGAATTGACGGTCAACTTTCCACAAAGTTGCATCAAGGTGCGAAGATATTTTTAGCTTGTCGGCAAAATCTGCCGGTAAAATCTGCGCAAGTTTGTGGTCGAGGGCATCTACTTTTGTTTGAAAATGAACTTCACTTGCGCTAATGGCGTTGCGCACTTCCATAGGTAACGACGATTGTGGGAGCTTCCACGTCCTTGTTTTCCGGTCCCACGAGGCCCCTAGCTCTTTCAAATCTTTCGATATGGCAGAACTAAACCGTCCTGAAAATGTTCCTCTATAAAATTGAATCCGTCCACTCTTAATTGCTTCGAGCAAACCGCTCTCGAAAGCGTTGCGCAACACCGTGGACGTTTCACCAATTAAACGCAGCAACGGCAAATAAAACTCGCGCTTCCAAAGCATAATAATTTGGTGCTCAATTTCTTCGTAATCTTTGTCGTTGTCTTTTAAAGGTTCAAGCTCAACGGCCTTGGTTTGAATA